TGGAAAATAATGAAATCATTTTACACAAACGTTCAAGTTTACGGCTCACGGATCCTCTATCGCGGTATTGAAGATGGAAGAAAAGTGAGCCGTAAGATTGATTACTTCCCAACGCTGTATGTACCGTCACAAGTACCTACAGCGTTTACTTCTGTTACTGGTAATCATGTATCAGAAATGAAGCCTGGTAATATTCGTGAGGCCCGCGACTTCGTTAAGCAATACGAAGACGTTCAGGGCTTCAAGATTTACGGCAATCAACGTTATGAGTATCAGTTTATCTCAGATCATTTCAGTGATGATATAGATTGGGATATTAGCTTCATGAATGTTATCAACATAGATATTGAAGTCGAATCTGATAACGGATTCCCTGAACAAGAATTTGCAAACGAAAAAGTTATCTCTATCACGATGAAGTCAAATCAAAACGGCTTTGTCGTATTTGGCTGTGGTGATTTCAATAACTATCGTGATGATGTAGACTATCGCAAGTGCCGCGATGAGTATGATCTACTCAAGCGTTTTCTTGATGAATGGTCACGTAACTATCCTGATGTAATTACTGGCTGGAATGTAGAACGATTTGATATCGTCTATTTGGTAAACCGCATTCGCAAGATACTGGGTGAATCCGAAGCCAATCGTCTTTCGCCTTGGAATGTAATCAACGAATCTAGGGCCACTAACAAGGTCGGTAAAGAAGAGATTGTCTACAGACTTCTCGGCATTGCAACTCTTGACTATATTACCATGTATCGTAAGTTTGCGCCTGGTGGCCAGTCTCAAGAATCCTATCGTCTTGATGCTATTGCTCATGAAGAGGTTGGCGAACATAAATTGTCATATGAAGAATATGGTAATCTTCACAGTCTCTATAAGCAGAACTATCAGTTATTCATTGAGTATAACATCAAGGACGTTGAACTTGTTGGCCGTCTAGACGATAAGCTGAAGTTGATTGAGCTTGTTCTAACTCTTGCATATGATAGTAAGACAAATCCAGATGATGCATTCTCTCAGGTGCGTATGTGGGATGCTATCGTTTATAACCATCTTCGCAAGAAGAATATGGTGGTCAATCCTATTGAGCGTCATAGTAAAGATGCTATGTATGAGGGTGCATTCGTTAAGGATCCAATTCTTGGTATTCACAAGTGGGTTGCTTCATTCGACTTGAATAGTCTGTATCCTCACCTGATCATGCAGTACAACATCAGCCCTGATACTATTATTGAACCGGAGAACTATAATGATGCTCAAAGAAATATTTTGCGTAATCGCGTGGATGTTGACAGCCTATTATCTCGCAATGTTGAGCTTGGCAGCTTGGCAACATCTAATTGCACCTTAACTCCCAATGGGCAGTTCTTCACAAAAGAACGACATGGGTTCTTGCCTGAAATTATGGAGACAATGTATAATGACCGCTCTGCGTACAAGAAGAAGGCTATTACGGCTAAGAAAGAACTTGAGAAAGAGACCGACCCATCAAAACGCTATGAGATTGAAAAACGCATTGCACGATATAACAATCTCCAACTTGCGAAGAAAGTATCGCTCAATTCGGCTTACGGCGCTCTTGGCAACCAATATTTCAGGTACTTTGACGTTAGACAGGCCTCGGGTATTACCACGGCCGGTCAACTTTCTATTCGATGGATAGAGAACAAGATAAACGAGTACCTGAACAAGCTACTCAAGACAAAGGATCACGATTATGTCATTGCGTCAGATACGGACTCGATTTACCTATCGCTTGATAAATTGGTCAGCGAGACTATTGTTAAGCAGAAGCCGAATGCTACTACAAGAGAAATCATCACCTTCATGGACAAGGCGTGTGAAGATCGGATTCAACCGTTTATTGACAAGGCTTATTCTGATCTTGCTGGATATGTTAATGCCTACGAACAAAAGATGCAGATGAAGCGTGAAGCTTTGGCCGACAGAGGTATCTGGACAGCCAAGAAGCGTTACATTCTAAACGTATATAATAACGAAGGCGTTGAATATGCCAAGCCCAAGATTAAGGTCATGGGTCTTGAAATGGTCAAGTCTTCTACTCCTTCTTATTGTCGTAAGATCCTTTGGGAAGCAATCGATGTTGTTCTCAACAAGACTGAGAACGATATGATTGGTATGGTCGAAACATGGCGCCAAGAGTTCCGTCATCAAAATATTGCTGACATTTCATTCCCTCGCGGCGTGAATGGTCTTGCAAAGTTTTCAGATGTTAACATGGTGTATGGCAAAGGTTGTCCAATTCATGTGAGAGGTTCGTTGCTGTATAATGCTTTTGTCGTTGTCAACAATCTTGATAAGAAGTTGCCTCTTATCAAAGAAGGCGAGAAGATCAAGTTTCTCTTTCTAAAAGAACCGAATCATCTTCATTCGAATGTGATTGCTTTTCCACAATCGTTGCCAGATGAATTTGAATTGAGATCGCATATCGACTATGATACACAATTCGAGAAGTCTTTTGTGGAACCATTGAAGATCATTCTTGATAGCATTGGTTGGAAGACAGAACAGGTCAGTTCATTAGAGGACTTCTTCTCATAAATAAGAGATGAAACAAAATCTCTTAAACTACCTAGTCTTTCTTACAGGACTAATCATATCAGGCGTTGCAGCCTATTATTCAATCATAGGTCTTACTGCTATCTTTGCAGGAGCATTTTGGCCCGTGGTCATTATGGGAACTTCACTTGAATTTGGCAAACTCGTCGCAGTATCATGGCTATACAATAACTGGAAACAAACACCGTTTCTAATCAAGTCATATCTCACAATAGCAATAGTGGTTCTCATGCTGATAACAAGCATGGGAATCTTTGGCTTTTTATCAAGAGCCCACATAGAACAGACACTAACAATGAACACTGGTGTTAGTGATCAAATCGAAATCATCAATAACGATATAAAGTTCCAAGAGGAACGCATCGCAGATTTAAATAAACAGATAAAAGTCATCGATGATTCCATTTCAAAGATGATTGAAAAAGGGCAGACCAAATCTTCCTTACAAGCGGCAAAGCAACAAAAAGAAACAAGACAAACTCTTGTGGATGAAAAGAGAACCGAGATTGATAAGATCGGCAAATTAAAGGCTGATAGAATCAAATTACAATCCAATCAAAAGAAGATTGAAGCGGAAGTTGGCCCACTAAAATATGTTGCTGAACTTATCTATGGGTCAGATGATCAACAATTGCTTGACAAAGCCGTTAGATTTGTTATAATAGTTCTCATATTCGTGTTTGATCCTTTAGCGGTATTGCTTCTATTAGCATTCAACATATCGATGAGTAGATCAAGACGAATAGAGTTCTTAGATATGGAAGAGTTGGAAAAAAATGGCCACTTATGATGATTTGAATGATAGGAATCAACCAATGTTACATGAATCGGTGAAGCGTCCGTGGGGCGAATGGCATATCCTTGATGTAGATCGGGGATATAAGGTAAAGCGTCTACACATTCTACCTGATCAGGCCATTTCACTTCAATACCATAATCATCGTTCGGAACATTGGACGATTGTACAGGGTGAAGGCAAGGTCATCGTTGATGGTAATATCTTTACTGTTAGTAAGGGCGAATCATTTCATGTGCCTCGCATGGCTCTACACAAGATTACGAATACTCACCTTCATGAAACTTTGATCGCGATTGAAGTTCAAATGGGCGAGATTTGCAGCGAAGATGATATTGTTAGGTGCTAAGGAGATAAAATGTCAGCATTGATGGATAAGATTAAGAAGAATACGACAATTATGGGCACAGCAATGCTCAAGGAGTCGAAGATTTTTGGCAACAAGGATATGATTACTACTCCTGTGCCAATGATCAACGTTGCATTGGGCGGAGATATCGACGGCGGTCTTACTCCCGGACTGACTGTACTTGCTGGCCCGTCGAAGCACTTCAAGACTTTATTTGCTCTTGTTATGGGCGCAGCATTCTTGAAGAAGTACGAAGATGGTGTAGTTCTGTTTTATGATTCAGAGTTTGGTACTCCAATCAAGTATTTTGAATCACTCAACATTGATATGAGCCGAGTTATTCACACCCCGATCACGGATATTGAATTGCTCAAGCAGGACATTATGGTTCAGCTAAAGGGCTTTGATCGCAAAGATAAGGTGATGATCATTGTTGACTCGGTCGGCAATCTAGCTTCTCGTAAGGAAGTTGATGATGCACTCGACGGCAAGACAGTCGTTGACATGACCCGCGCAAAGGCAATGAAGTCTTTATTCCGCATGGTCACGCCACATTTAACGATCAAGGATATTCCTATGATCACGATCAATCACACATATCAGACGATGGAAATGTTTTCTAAGGCCGTGGTGTCTGGCGGCACTGGCATCTACTATTCGGCTGATACGATTTGGATCATTGGCCGTCAGCAGGACAAGGACGATAAGACAAAG